AAACTAACTGAAAGAGGATCCATTTGACTTGAATACTGGTTCATATAGTTTCTAAAAGTAGCATCATCTTTTGTTATGTAGGCTTTTGCTACTTCACCATATTGAGAAGGCATAGACATTACTCTTGCCAAATAATCTTGTTGAGTTACAGCACGAAGCTGAGATGGAAATTGTGCTGCTATATTAAATCTAAGTTGTTCAACAGAATCTCCGTCACCTCCACCAGCAGCTGGTTCTGTATTATTAACAACAATAGTGTTTTGATAAGTTGTATTTCCTGATACAGTATACGATACTATCTCAGTTAATTGATTAGATAATACGTTTGCAGAAGCGCCGCCACCTACAAGATACTGGAATGTAATTGAAGTATTCTTAGGAGCAAGACCATAAGTTTCAGTAGTTACAAAATTAGTTGGATCAAATGAGCTTGATAGTGTACTTAAACCACCACCTGTTAAACCAACACTAACTGCATTTGGATTAGGTATGATAGCAGTATCAGCAACAGCGTTAATACCAGAACCAAACTCTATATCTAATGATCCATCTATACGGAACCTAGAAACAAAACGTCTAGGAACAATCAGCTTTTGGATCATATATGGAACCTGATTCTGGAATTGATACAAACTAGGGTAGTTGGCTGCTGTATTCTGAACTGGGTTTAAAATGTAATCTTGAGCAAGATAAGGCACTTCATACCAAGTATTACCATTAGCATCTTTAGCTTCAAGAATAGTTATGATAGAATTGTCTTGTAAATTAATCGTGGTAAAACGTTGAGCAGCACCAAAAGAGAAAGTCTGGGTTTTAACTTGACCAGATATTGCTTGAACTGACTTTTTTAATAAGTAAGATGTAGGAGCCCCAGATCCATTTACAGTATAAACCTCTACAGTTGTTGGATCTAATGATGATGATGTTGTAAAATCAATCTTTTGTGGTACATAGAATAATACAGAACTATTCACATTAGACTTAACTTGCATGCCTTGCTCAATAGTCATAGCATAAGTAAAGTCAGGAACAATATTACCTGCTGAGTTTTGGGCTGGTACTTGTTGATAAACATCTAGCATTACTGTAGCAGCTGAGGTTACTTTAGGTCTGTAACCTAGCATATAAGCCATGCTATATAAATTACCTTTCTGCTTAGAATATTGTAGATATGTTTCTTGGATCTGATTGTCTAGATAGAAAGAAAGTACGTCTCCTACATAAGAAGCCATCTCAATAAACATACTACCAGGAGAGGCTTGGGTAAAGTCATTATAGACAGTAGGATAGTACGACCTAGCATACTCGATCAAATCGTTTCTGAACGATGTAAAGTCTTTATTAAGATATTTTATATCTACTTGATTCAACATTTTTATACGTTTTGAATTGTCATCGTAACTGAATCATTTTCGTTTGATCTTAGTAGTCTGTAACTAAATTTTATGTTTATTGAGTTATAGTCAGGGTTTCCAATTATGTCAAGAGTTACTATTTGAACATTTGGGAAGTTAGCTTCTATCTGAGTTCTGATCGAGTCTTTTATATCTTCAAAAGTAACCTGGTTTATTGGTTCAAATAGCCTAGCTCTAAGACCAGCTCCAAAAGTAGGATTAAAAGGCCTTTCTCTTGGATCTGTCAACAAGAAGTTGATTAGATTATATTTAGTCTGTTCTCTAGTAGTGTATACGGTAGAAAATACGTTTTCAGCATTAAAAGGAATTTTGACACCGATTCCAGTAGACGGTCGCAAGTCAAGGACTGATATTTTCTTTACTCCGTATGCCATTAGATTTCACCTCTTTCTTTTAATTTACTCATTAGCCCAGTAAAGTCTGGAACCTCATTAATCTGGACGGCATTGATGTTTGAACTAGGCCTAGCAGATCCTAACATTCCTTCAACACTTCCAACACTTACTTGGTTAGGCTGGAAGGCTAGAGCTGGGTGAACATCTGCTGAGGTCATAGAAAAATCTTCTTGAAGCATAGACTTGGCAGTATCATTTAAGAAGGCTGACATTGGGTTTGAAGTATCAAATTTGATCTGAGGTCTAGAAGCCTTGGTGTTTAAAGTACCAGGAATCTTGGCTTTTACCTGCTCTTGTAAGTTCTTTTTAGGATCTTTTACCGCAGGGGCCTGTACTTCTTTGAGAAGTTTAGGTAGTTCTTCTCTTAGAACAGCTCTGAGCTCTTCACGAATTAGCTTTTTTAATGCGTCGATTTGTGCCATATCTTATAAATATTTTAAAGGGATATATTTAATTTTAACCTTGTCTTAATTGTTGGATCCTTTTTTCCGCGTCTTTTATCTTTTTAGTCCTATCTCTTATAACTATTAAACCTATAGGACCCTGAGTGGCGGCTAAAGCTATTTCTCTTTTCCACCCATCAATTTTATCTTCTAGATTTTTTATTTCAAGTTGATTAATTTGGTTGGCTTGTTGGGTTTGTATACTAGAAGAATATCTACCATTAGGATCAGTTCCTTTTAAATCGGCGCCTAATTTTTGACTATTAGCTATCATTTTTTCACGGACTCTCCTTCTTAAGGCGCGGCCTCCTGGAAGGTTGTTTACGAATGTTGTGATTCCAAGATCTTCATTTTGTTGTTCGTATGTTTCAATATCTGCCAGATCCAATGATACATTATCTAGGTTTAGATCATCAACTCCTAAAAATCTAGCTGCTTCACTAACAGTCACTTGTTCATCTGGTGATAGTGTTGAAAGTCCTATATTAACTAACCCTTTTGATACAAGAAGCACTTTTACTTCGTTAATTATAATTAAATCTAAAGAAGCAAATGTAGGAGTTGACTGAGCTACAATATAACCATTCAGATCTCTAGCTATACCATACCTTCTTTTTAAGTTAATAGCCTCATCTACAACTTCTTCAGTTATAATTGATATCGTATAATTTCCAAAACGGCTTTCAGATTCTTGTTGTTGGCCGTTGTATCTATTTAAAAACTCTTGGAGGCGATCCGCGCTTTTAGTAAGATTGTTTATAGTACTGCTAATTTCATTTATTAGCCCTTCATTTTTGTTTGTACAAGCTTCTAGATTTGCTAATATTAGTCTAAGTCTACCTATAATATTTTGTATTGCTGCAACTATACTAGTAGCCAATATCGCTATTAAATTTAATACAGCGGATATTTGTTCAAGCCTTAAAATAAGTTTTCTTTTGCCTTGCTGCTGTAACTTATCTTGATATATGTCTGAGAATTTTGTAGTAATTCCTGTGGTTGTAGTCATATTAGGTATTGGTAACGCTAATATGAAAGCAGAAACTACATTATATATTCTTACTAATAGAATACATATTTTAACTATAAGTTGAAGAGTATTTATGAAATTTAATATCTTTAATGCAATATCATTTATAGTATTAACAGTCTTAACTATAGAATTTATTACTGATGCAGTTTTTTCTGGGTTTAATATTAACCTGGAAAAGTCTTCTAACTCTTTTTGAATAGCTCCATTTAGAGATGAATCAATAAAAGAAATTGCATTTCTTGGATTATTTAGTCCTTGGATAATAATACAGTATTGTCTTATTTTATCTATAGTACTTATTATTCTTTGTACATCTTGATTGTTTATTTGATTAACATCTGTAAATCTATCTAATAAACCTAAACCATTTTGTAAAAAGTTACTAGCAGTTCCTAATTGAGGAAAGTTTTGTTTGAGTACAGGATCATTAATTCCTTGAGTAGGACTTAATATTGTATCACCTAACGCCTCTTTTATTTGTTGTATCAATACAAATAAACCTATCTTACTTTGAGGATTATTATTGTCTAAATAATCTCTATAATAATCATCAATAAACTTTTGTGTATCGTAAGCCTTTTTTTGTAATTGCCATTTTTTTCTAGCTACAGTATCTGTAGAAGACGGTTCTTCGTTTGGATTGAAAATTTGACCTCCTCCAGGAAGATTATTTAATGAGTAATTAAATACATTACATAAATCAACAGAAGAAATACCTTCTAGAAGTTTAATTATACCTTTATTAAGAAGTCTTTTTATTAAATTGTTAGGTTCTTTTCCAGAAGTAAATTTACCATAAAATATTTCATTGACTTTGCCTTGAACTTTCATTGCGAATTTAGCAATAACCCCAATAGCTTTTTCTAAACCTACTGCAGAAGTAGTATTGATATTAAGTTTATCATTACCAAACCTAACCCAGCCAGCATTGAATTTATCTTTGCCAACCCTATTGACGGCTTGTACTCCTTTAACGGACTGCGGATCTAATGTAAGTGGAGTTACTGCCATGATTATCTAGTAAAAGTGTTTTTAGATAATATTTCAGAAGAACTTGGGTTAAGCTGCTGATTCAATAATAACATTTGCTGACTTAATAA